TGGGGGCCGGGGTTGACCCCGCCCGGGCCGCCCGCTCCCTCGGCGTACGCAAGCCCGAGTTCGACCGTTGGGTCGGTACCGGGCACCGCTGGCTCGCCTTCTACGAGCAGCACGATAACTACAACCATGACGACTTCGACGACTTCGCCGCGCACTGCGTCGAGCTGGTCTGCGACCTTGAGGACGCGGACGCGAAGCTACTAGCCCCCATCGAGCGGTCCATCGTCAAGGCCGCCAAGCAGGATCCGAAGATCGGCCTCCAGGTCTTGAAGATCCTCGCTCCGGGCCGCTGGAACCCTCCGGAGCCCGGGTCGGGCCGGGGCGACGACCTAGCGGCCCCCGTCGTTCGCTGCTACGTACCCGAGAACGGACGAGGACCTTCTCGGAGGGGCGAGGAGGCCCCCTAGCATGGATCATCGCTTAGAATCGCTGTATATGGTGTTAGTATTATGTCCAACGTAATCGAGATCCGGCCGCACCAGGGTCCGCAAGAGGACTTCCTGGCTGCCCCCGAGGACATCGTCATCTACGGCGGTGGGGCTGGCGGCGGTAAAACGTACGCCCTCCTACTTGACTTCGGCAGGTGGGCCGCCTCGGTACCGGGCTTCACGGCCGTCATCTTCAGGCGGACCTACCCGGAGATCACCAACCCCGGCGGCCTGTGGGACGAGTCCATGAGCCTGTTCCCGCTCCTCGGCGGCTCGCCCTCCCGCTCCGACTCGCGGTGGAGCTGGCCGAACGGGAGCTGGATCAAGTTCAGTCATCTCCAGCATGAGGACAATGTCCACTCATGGCAAGGCGCGCAGCTCGCCGCCGTCGCCTTCGACGAGCTGACGCACTTCTCGCAGAAGCCGTTCTTCTACATGCTGTCTCGCCTCCGCTCCCGCTGCGGCGTCAAGCCCTACCTCCGGGCGACGTGTAACCCTGACCCTCGGTCGTGGGTGGCCGAGTTCCTCAGCCCGTGGATCGACGGCGACGGCTTCCCCTACCCGGACGTGGGGACGCGGTACATGGAGCGTCGAGGCGTCAATATCGAGTGGCATGATCATGAGGAGGACGCGGCCCTCACCTCGAAGGCCCGCCCGCTCTCGGTCCGGTTCATCCCGGCCCTCGTGACGGACAACCCTACCCTCCTCGCCGACAACCCGGAATACGTGGATAACCTGGAGGCCCTGAGCCTCGTGGACCGCGCTCGCCTCCTTGAAGGCAACTGGAAGGTGCTCGCGGGCGGCGGGTCGTTCTTCAAGCGGGAGTGGTTCCAGTGGCTCCCCGAGAAGCCCACCGACGTCACCCGTTGGATGCGGTCGTGGGACCGGGCGGCGACGGAGAAGTCTGACGATAGCCCCGACCCTGACTGGACGGCTGGTGTCCTCCTCGGCAAGAGGCGGGACGGCTCAACCGTCATCGCCGACGTCGTGCGTATCCGAGGGACGCCGGGCACCGTCAAGGCACTGATGCGCTCGACCGCCGAGATGGATGGCCGCAAGGTCGAGATCCTGCTGAGTCAGGACCCCGGGCAGGCAGGCGTCGCTGACCTCGACAACCTGACGAAGTCGCTTGGCGGCTTCACCGTCAGGAAGTACCGGGAGACCGGCAGTAAGGCAGACCGGGCAAAACCTCTTTCCTCGCATGCTGAGGCCGCTAGCGTCTACCTCGTTCGTGGGGCCTGGAATGACGACTTCGTCAGGGAGGCTGAAGCCTTCCTCGACGAGAAGGAGGTCAAGCCCCCTGCTGGGTACCATGACGATCAAGTCGATGCCGCCACCGGCGGATACAACGAGCTCAACCCCGTGGGCTCACTGCCGTTCGTCCGAAGGATACGCTGATGGGCATCTTTGACTTCTTCCGACCCAAGGCCGCCGACGCCATCCCCCTGAGCAAGAAGGCGAACGGTCAGGTCATCCACTTCCTCGGAGGTGGGGACACGGGTTGGATGAAGCGGAATGGGAGGGCCTACGCCCGAGAGGGCTACTCAATCAACGTGGTCGTCTTCCGCTGCGTCGACATCATCAGCAAGTCGATGGGCATGATCCCGGTCGAGCTGGTCGACGTCAAGACCGGCAAGGAGGTCGACAACCACCCGATCAAGGACCTGCTCCTCCAACCGAACCCGTACCAGGGCTGGTCGTCGTTCATCGCCGCCGCTACCTCCTTCCGCCTGATCACGGGCGCTGGCCCGATCGAAGCCCTGCGTCAAGGGCGTGGCCTGGACGGCTCCCCTGACGGGACCGGGGAGCCGGTCGCCCTCCTCCCGTGGCGGCCCTACAACATCGAACCGCTCTTGGGCAAGACCGGCGACGGGTGCTGGGAGACGCTGCGTGGCTACAAGTTCGAGGAAGGCAACTGCCGACGGATCTGGGAGGTCAATCCGCTAACGGGCCAGAGCAACCTTCTCCACTGGCACACCTTCGACCCGGTCCGGCCCTACACCGGCATGAGCCCACTCGAAGCGGCCGCATGGTCGGTGGACCAGCACAACTCGTCGAGCGAGTGGAACCAGAGCCTGCTGAAGAACAGCGCTCAGCCCTCGGGCGCGCTCGTCCTCCCGGCAGGGTCGGTCCTCTCTGACGACCAGTACGCCGACCTCAAGGACCAGATCCGCGAGGAGCACTCCGGCGCCAACAACGCCGGTGAGCCCCTTCTTCTCGGCGGCGGGATGGAATGGCACCCGATGGCGCTGTCCCCCAAGGACATGGACTGGCTCGCGGGGCGGAAGATCGCGGCTGGCGAGATCGCCGGAGCGTACGGCGTCCCGCTCCAGGTCATCCCCATCCCTGGTGAGCAGACCTTCGCCAACTACCAGGAGGCCCGCCTAGCCCTCCTCGAAGACACCGTCATCCCGTTGATGGACGACTTCCTCGACGAGCTCAACCACTGGCTCCTCCCGATGTACGGGCTCGACCAGACGAAGGTCCAGCTCCAGATGAACCTCAACGACGTCCCGGCGCTCGCCTCGCGGCGCAAGGAGCGGTGGGAGATGGTCAACAGCAGCAACCTGCTGACGATCGACGAGGCCCGCGAGGCTATCGGGTACGACCCGCTCAACGTCACCGGGAGCGATCAGCTGTGGGTCCCGAGTGGCAAGCTGCCCCTCGACCTTTCCGCCGGGCTACCTACCGGGGCCACCGAAGGGGCGAACGCCCCGGAGCAGGCCCCTACGGCCGAGGAGGGGGCCGCTACGGCGACCGCCGAGGGGGCGAACGTCCAAGCGACCGCGCTCAACGGCGGTCAGGTGACGGCCCTCCAAGGCCTCCTCACCTCGGTAGCAAACGGGACGTTGACGGAGGAGGCGGCCGTGATCGCCATCACCCTCAGCTTCCCGCTGTTCGACGAGGACGACGTGCGCGCCATGGTCGCCTCGGCCGCGACTACCACGCCGCCTCCCGAGGAGCAGACCGAGGAGGAGATCGCAGAAGGCCTCCAAGAGCAGGGCTTCACCGCAGAGAAGGCCCGCAAGTGGGCCGCGTCGCTCGTGAGTAAGAGCTGCTGATGATCGCTATCACCGTCCAGAACCGGTTGATGGACATCATCGAGCGGCGGGCGATGCCGAGGCTGGCGCGGGAGTTCGTCCGCCTCGGCCGGGCCTCGGCGAAGGGCTACCGCGACGGCGGCCCGCCGGGTGCGCTCTCTGCCCTCCCTGAGCATGCGAAGAACATTACCGACATCCTGACGCCCCTCTGGTCCGAGTCCATCAAGACCTTCGGCCACCTGGCGGTTGACTCAATGGAGAAGTCCTGGGCCCCCCTCCGCGAGGAGAAGGCGTTGCCCGACCCGACCGAGGTCGCCATCGTCGAGTGGATCGCCCGCTGGGGCCTCGGCCACGTCAAGGACATCGTCGGGACCTCGCAGGCACTCATCCTCGAAAGCATCACTCAAGCTGTGGTAACGGACGCGTCTGTCGCTAGCGTAAGCCAGTCCATCCAACAAACTATGACCAGCGTGTCGCGACACCGGTCCGTTACCATCGCCCGTACCGAGACGCACGGAGCCGCCATGTACGGCTCCGAGGCGGGGGCGCGCTCGACCGAGCTGACCCTCGCTAAGGAGTGGCGCCCCGCCGAGGACTCGCGCACGCGGTCTGGGCACGCCTCTATGCTCGACACCCGTGTCGGGCTTGACTCCAAGTTCTCTGTCCCGCCCTCGACCGAGGGGGCCGACGACCGAGCCGTCATGGACCGCCCCGGCGACCCGACCGCCCCCGCCGGGCAGGTCATCAACTGCCGCTGCGTGCTAACTTACACCGAGGTGTCCTATGGTCAAGATCAGTAACCTTCCCGCCGCCATCGTCCCGCTCGTCGGGACCGAGGAGCTTGCCCTTGTCCAAGGAGGCGAGACCCGCAAGGTCAACGCCGAGGACCTTGGCCTCGGCGGCGGCACTGGCGAGGGCGGGATCAACTACATCGAAAATAGCCAGTTTGAGGAGAACGCTGACGACTGGGTAGTGACCGGCCCCAACATGGGCTTCACGCGGACGACAGTCGTCGGGTCCGTCCTACGTGGAGTCGCATCTGGGCAGTTCGTCGGTACGGGCGGCCTCGACGCTGAAAATACCTACGTGGCGTATCCGTTCACGATTGACAAGGCCGATGTGCTCAAGGTGTTGCGCATCAGCCTTGACTATCGCCAGACGCACCAGCTCCCCACCTACGCGGTGCAGGTGGTTGCCGACCCCGGTGGAACTCCGGTGGTGGTCTACGATTCCTCGGGCCTTACCCCTGCCGATACGGGCCGCTTCGCTGATTACTTCAGCGCCACGCAGGCCACGGACTACGAGTTGCGCCTTGTGCGCATCAGCAACACGACGCAAAGCCGCGCCATTCAGATCGACAACGTCATCGTTGGCCCGCAGGAATTGGCGATCGGGCCGAACGTGGGGGATTGGGTGGACACGGGTCCGGTGGTGATTCAAGCCGACACCACCAACCCAACCAAGGGCACGATCGACGTTGACCGTTTGTCCTACCGGCGCGTCGGTGACAGCGCGGAGATCAAGGTTGAGTTTCGGCAGACTACGTCGGGCACGGCAGGAAGTGGCGAGTATCGCTTCCCCCTTCCTGCCGGTTTGGCGATCGACCTTGCTAAGTTCATCTCGGGTGGGTGGGACTCCAGCGGGGTGGTTGGCACGTTCCTCCAAGGGACGGCGGCCACCGCATCGAATCGCCAAGGGTTTGTCTTCATTGAACAGGGCGTGAGCTCGTATGTCCGGTTCCGTGGTCGCCGCTCGGGCAACGCGGATCGGGACCTGGAAACCATCGGCAGCGCCGACGGGTCGCTTGGGAGCGCGATATCCTACTCGGCAATCTTCACCGTTCCCATCCAGGGCTGGGCCGCCAACGCGCCCGTGAGCCCGATGAACCAACCGTACCTGTGGGCCGAGCGGTTCGGCGCGGGCGCTCAAGTGACC